CTACGCCGCCCCCGGCCTCCTGAGCCAGCGGGCGACGCGGATGGCGGCCTGTGAAGGGGGAGGCAGGCCGGCGAAGGCCAGTGAGCCCCGCGCGTCGCCGTCGCCTTGAGCCAGCCCTGCCAGGCTGTGGCGGATGCTAAGGGATGCGGCAACGTCGCCATCCCCACCGATCAGCCCTGCGGCGGCCAGAGCGAGCACTGCCTGGGCAATGGCATCGCCGTCGCCGGCGGCCGCACCGAGCAGAGAGACCAGCACGCCGGTGCGAAAGGCGGAGCCCGCGACCTGCCCATCTCCCTGGGCGGCTCCCTGGACGGAGGCGAGCAGGAACGTGGTCCCGCTGACTGCACCTTCCCCACCAGCCAGACCAGCCACGTCGATGAACCGGCTGGCGCCGCCGAAGCGGGTTTCACCGAATCTGCCCCTGCCGAACAGTGGCATGTCGTTACCTCGCCGGCCCGGACGTGACCACGATCACCTGGACCGCGGAGGGCGGTAGGGTGTAAGTCACCTCGATGTATGGTGGATTGCTCCACCCTGGCGCGCCAAAGGTCCAAGAGTTGAGCTGCGTCGGCGTGGGAGAGGTTGAAGATGGAGAGATCCGAATCGCCGTATAGCCGGTCTTGGAGATGTTGCTGGAGTCGAGGCCGACGCCATTCCATCCCACGGACGGCGTCCAGGAGGATAGAATGTTCCCGCTGACGGGCGTCTGCTGGTACACCTGTTCGCCGGACCAGTTGTTGGGGTTGTACCACTCAATCGCCAGCGTTCGGCTCTCCGGGTTGGTGATGCTGTTTAAATAGAGGTAGAGTTGGGCTGCGGTGATGGTGGCATTGTCGGGAATGGGCGACGTATCGAACTTGAACGCCAGCAGCGCCCAAACGTAGCTGTACTCGTACCCGGCGGTGACTTCCGCTGGACCCGCAGTTCCCACATACGACGGCACCCACGGTCCGCCGTTCCCATAAGCGGAGATGAAGTCCCCGGCGTAGTAGGTTCCGGTCGGGTCGATGACGTAGGGGAACGCCTCGGGCGGGAGATCAGAATCGTCGCAGGCGAACGCGAACCCTTCAGCGGACGGACTCCAACCGCTGCATGGATGCCGCTTCCCATTCGCGCCAAGGATCACAGCCCGAGTGATGAGCGTGCCCCCTTCACCCGTGAGATTCCCAGCCTCATCCGGTTTCAGCGGCCCGGAGATCTGCCACGCGTAGGTCCGCTCTCCGAGAGACTTTGGAATCGGCGCGGAGCGCAGGTCGAAGCCCTGTCCTGTGACCTCGAAGGTCCAGTCCAGCCCGTAGGCGCTCAGCCGGAATCGGAAGTCGCTCCCGTATTCCAGCTTCCCTGGCTTCATGGTGAGCAAGTTGGACCACTGGCCGTCCGACACCCGCCAGAACTCCACCACGTCGCCGTCAATTCCACGGGTGATGCGCGTCCGCACCGGCCCGCCCGTCAGCGTCCAGCCTCGGTCGGTCTGCCAGAGTTGCGGCTCGGTAAGCTGGATCTGGCCCCTCTCATCCCTCCACGTCAAGCCAGAGCCAAACACCGCCCGGTACCGGTTCGGCGCGACCCGGTATGTCACCCCCGAGAGATCCCGACGCTGCTCGACGGCGCCCTCGATCCGCGCCAGCCTGGGTGACTCGGCCAGCTTGCTGAGCAGGGTCTCGCCGCGGTCCTGGGCGGCCAGCCCGGAGGCAAGCAGGAGAAGGCAAAGACTCTTCCTCATGTCAGTTCACCGTGTACTTGATGGCGATGTTCATACGCCGCAGGCCGGAGCCGACCGAGACGGTCACATGGTCGATCTTGTGGCCCGAGAGAATGCTGTTCTCGCCGCTCACAAACGAGGTCGTCGTGGCCCCCGAAGTCGAGCAGGTCAGGTTGCTCGACAGGATGTTGGCCGGCGAGCCGTCGTCCCGCTGGAGGTTGATCGAGGCGCTGCCGCCGTTGATCTCGCAGTAGACCTCAGTGAGGGTGATATCCGGCCCCCGGTTCACAAAGATGCTGTCGATGTCCAGGGTGTCCGGCAAGTCGTTGTTCACGTCGAAGAAGGTGTAGTTGATGACACCCGTCTTGAGCGCGGTTGCCACATCCGCCGTCCCAACCGTGGCGCAGGTCGGCACTGCCTCGGCGTTGAGCCCGCGCACGAACTGATTGGTGCAGCTTCCCGTACCGGACAACGACGGCTTGCCGCTGAGCTGGCTCCAAGGCGCCGCGCCGTTCAAGCTGCCGATGAACGATGTGGCCTTGACGTTGCCCGTGACCTCCAGCTTCTCCGTAGGGGCATTGTTCCCAATCCCCAGGCGCTTGTTGGTGTTGTCCCAGAACAGGTTGGCGTTGTCCTGCTCAAAGACATTCGAGGAGGTAATGAACAGGACGGAGCCGGGCGTCCAGGTCACCCCTCGTCCGGTGCCGCCATAGGCGGTGGGAAGCTGTCCGCTGGTGATCTTGGCGGCCGGAAGGCCTGGGATTTGAGAAACAGCCAGCAAGCCGGAGGCGTCCAGCCCGGCGTAGCCGTTGGCCTGGTTCTTTTGACTGAGCGCCTGGTAGGTGCCGTCGTGGTTGTGGCCGGCCAGCGCCACGTTGCCCAAGTTCGCGCCGAGCGAGGATTGCACGGCCTTGAGTTCAGCGGCCAGTTGGTTGTGGTGCCAGGCGTTGATGAAGCCGTCCACGGCGGTCCCGGAGTCATGCGCGGCGGCGGTGGTGCCGCCGAATCCACGCCCACCTGAACAGACCGTCAGGGTGTTGCCGGCCACCGAGCAGATCAGGATGAGCTCGGAGTCGATGGTGACGAGCTCATAGGCGGTGAACTTCGACCCGTCGGCCACTGGGATCGACAGCGTGGTGGAGTTGATCCCTGCGGTGAGGGTGGAGGTAGAGTTGTCGCGGGCCACCAGCAGGTCTTGATCGGTGGCCAGTTGCGACGGATACTTGGCCGTGTTCGGGTTCTGCGCCAGCAGGCACAGAGACACGAGGATCAGGGGGATCACTCTGCGCATATCAACTCTCCTGAATCTGAAGCTGCCCGGCCTTGAATCGAAGCTGCTGCCCCGCGCTCACCGTGACCGGCCCGCCACTGAAGGTGTCCACATAGCGCAGCGCCCCTCCCACCACCCGGATGCCGAACCCCACAACCGTGCCCCAGGCCGAAGTTGCCTCTGGGAAAAGGATCTCAGCCGTGTTCGCGCATTGGCCGTTGCTGGGGACGCTCAGTGTGATTGCCTGCCGCTGGTACTCCGGGGCGGAGACCTCCACGCCGCCGGAGTCGTTCTTGTCCGTCAGGGTGGTGTAGAGCGCCACTTCGAGGGATTGCGACCGCAGATCGTTGAGGATCTGATTGGCCCAGGCGTAGCTCTTATCGCCCATGTTGCGTCCTTACTTCCCCGGCTCTTGCTTCAGCAGGCTTCGCTCAGATCTCACGGCGGGCTTGGCTGCCGCGAGCATGGCCCGTTGCGCGGCTTCAAGTTGCTGCCGTGCCTGGAGCATCTCCGGCGTCGGATTGGACTCCAGGATGCGCACGAAGTTTTGCGCCAAGACCTCTTCGATGTATTGCTCAGGCCCCTCGAACAGCGGCTCGGAGATCACCGCGCCGTTCTCCAGTTGACGCGGCGGCTTGCGCAGGCCGCAGATGTGCTCGGCGATGGCGTTGAAGGTGTTGTCGTCGATTTCAATGGTGATGGTCATTTAACTCACTCCTACGAGCCAGCCCCGTTTGAACGTGAGGGTGGCCGTCGTGTCATCTGGCTTCTTCACCTGGACGGTGCCGGTGAAGGCAGGGCTGTCGTCCACAGTTACATTCATGTTCTTGACGGACATGGTTGCGAGTTGCCCCGCGGTTGCGTCTATCCGAAATTCGCTAACCTGGCCTGGCACGCTGGACCAAATACTGAGACTGCACCCAGTTACGCCCGTAACTGGGTAGCGGGATGCTTGAACAAAAAACTGAGCAAACTGACCGGACGAATTTTGGCCAGCATCCACCAGCAAGTTCGCAAGTAGCACCTCTGGAATCAATCCCCCACCCCCACCTGGATTGTGACCCCTGGTAAGAAGCAGGCGGGGGTATGATCCGCCGTCGGCAGCCCTGATGTCGATTCCGCCGCTTCCCAACACGGTTCGGCTGCGCTTGCTGGCGTCGATGCTTGCGCTTGTCTCCGTCAGCACGACAATCTGCGTGGATGCCGGCGTCACCGAGAAAGTCTGGGACCGGTTTACGCCGAAAGAGTCCGTCCACGACCCGGATGCCTGGATCGTGGCATCATTCAGCGACACGTTCCCGTTGACATCCGCAATCAATGGGGCGTTCGAGTAACTCGTCCCGCCGATGCGGGCGGTCTTGAACCATGCGCCCTCATTCGTCCCCTCGACACCAATGAAGCCGATCTGTTGGCCGAGCGCGTTGTAGACTCCGAACTTCCCCGGCTTGTTCCCACCGCCGCCGACCATGATCTCGTTGGTGGCGAGTTTGTCGCTCGACACCGTACCGGCGACGATCAGGCTGCCGTTGAACTGCCAGACCTTGAACCGACCGTCCTGGATCGTAAAGATGTCCGGGTCATAGCTGGTAGGCCTGGCTCGGGAGAGATCAAGCTGGCCGGCCGCGTTGCCCACGATGATGGATTGCCAGGGAGTTCCGGCTCCGACCGCTGGCGTGTTCATGCGCCCGTTCACGTCGAAGCTGACGGCGGCGACGTAGAACGTGGTCGGCGTAATGCCCACCGGCAGCTCGAACGTCAGGGGCGACCTGGAGCCCTCCACCCGTCCGATGTAGACCGCGAAATCGGTCGTGGTGCGGATGCTCACCCCTCCCCAGCGGGGATCATTCGGCGGGGTGAAGGTACAGGTGACCACCGCCCGGGCGGTCCCGTCCGCCGTCGCCGGGTAGGAGACCGAGGCGTTGAAGCCAGTGACATGAGCGCACCACTCCGCAGGCGCGTTGTCTGAGGTTGGAGCCGGGATCTGAATGGTCTGCGCAGGTGTCACGCCACCCACATAGCTGTTCACGCGGTTGTTGGTGTCTACACTGCGGGCGTAGAAGGTGGCGTTGGCCGCAGATGACGGGAAATTGGTTGTCTCCCAGGCGAAACTCGTCCCGCGCTCGAAGCTGGCAAGCTGGTAGGTGCGGCCATCGATCCAGTTGACATAAAGCGCCACCCCGCCGAAGCGCGGATCGGAGGGGTTGGACCACGACAGATTGACCCGCAGCACCCGCTGGCCCTGGCCGTTGACCGCGTAAGCCGGGCTCGCGACGGCGGCAGTGAACCCCGTCACCAGATCGGCGTACTCCCGCCCGGCGTCGCCGGTGAGCCGCTGGATCGTCAGCGCCACTGATGGAGTGGAGCCAGGCACGACGGTGCCCACCGTCCCATCGCCATAGACCGGGACGGCGTAGACAGTAATGTTCTTGGCCGCCTGGGGTACGGGCCAGGACTGGGAAGCGAACGAGGAGGCGCCCTCGGGAGCGTCGGCCACGGTGATGTCCGCCGACTCCCACCCGCGCATGAGGATGCGCACGCCCTTGTAGCGCGGCGTCGTGGGATTCGTCCAAGAGCCCCTCAGCCGGAACTGCTGGTCGCCGCTCTCGGTGATCTCGTAGACGGCCTCGGCAGCGAAGTTCGAGACGTAATCCGCCCGCGGCAGGGTCATCAACTCCACCGTCGGCCCAAACGGGTTGCCTTCCGAGTCCCGATTGAGTGTCCCGAAGCGGCTGATGCTGGCGCAAATGAGCGTCCAGGTCTGCGGTGGCTGCGGGATGCTTTCGGGCTCGATGGCGATGGTGTCGTAGAGGTACGGAACCTGCTGCTCTCCCCCTTCCACCCGGCGCGGCAGCGTGAACTGGGTCTGCGGAATCGGATCGGTGGCCGGCGTGTAGGCGTAACCTCCTCCCGTACGAGGCGATTTGATCCAGACCTGCACGCCGGACCAGTTGGTGCGGTCCTCGGGCGCAAGACATGCCCAGTCGATCAGCATCCGCTGGCGGCGGTCGTCCCAGTACATCTCCGGCGCAAATTGCCCGTCCTGCTGCAATCGCCCGGCGCGGAAGACCTTGACGTGGGGGGCCTGGCTGTAGCCAGGCTCGACCGGGACCTCACTCGGCGGCACGTCCGCCGGTTTCGGCCCGATCGCCAGGTCATACATGGAGTCCGTGGTCGTGCGGCCCTCGATGTCGATGGAGTAATCTTTGTTCAGCCGCCAGCCGGTGACCCGGAACTCGCCCGAGCCGCCAGGCATGTCAGGATGGGTGAGCGAGCACACCATGCCCGGCTCAGTGTTCAAGGCGAGGACCGTGGTGCGGAAGCTGATCTGGCGTGCCTTCTTCCATTCCTCGGCCGTGATCCCGCCCAACTCCTCGCGCAGCCGGGTGGTGAGAATTCGGGCTGCCTGAGACTTGGATGCGGTCCCCGATAGGTTGAGGTTCGCTTTGAGGTACAGCGGCCCGGCCCCGCCGCCCAACAGCGCCGCATGATCGGCGTCGTAAAGCGAGATGGAGTTGCCGGCGAAGTCAAACTCCTCATCGGCGAAGTTGGCCGTCAGGTGGTTGAAGCCGGGCTTGAGCGGCGCAAGCTGTAGGCTGCGGAACAGGATGTTGCCTTCGGTGAAGGCCTCCACGGTCGATGAGTTCACGCGCACGCCGAGTTTGAGCGCGCCGTTGGCGAAGGTGTAGTAGCCCAGGCAGTTGGCCAGGACCTCCTGGAGCCAGTCGCGCAGCGGCTTCTCCTCTTGGAGGACACCCCGGAACTTGAACTGAGTCTCCTGGTTGATCTCCTGCCACTCGTAGTGGCCTTCCGGCTCATGCCATTGGCCTTGCTCGTCGTAGTAGCCCGGAGCATCCTCGACCCAGACCTTGATCTTGCGCGGAAACAGGCTGGTCACTGTCTGGTCGCAGATCGCGGCCGCCTCGACCGCCGCCTCGACGTCGAAGTACTGCTCGCAGACCGACGCGCTGGCAAACCGCAATCCACGCGCCCGGAGCAGCATGTTGACCGCGATCCAGATGGGATTCGTGAGCCCGTTTCGCCAGGCTCGTTGTCCTACTCCACTCCACGCCCATCCCCCGAGGCCTTGGTTGATGATGGCCTGCATAGAGTGCTCTTCGAGCTTCGACAGCTGGAAGCCCTTCTCATCCATGCGCCGGATCATCAGGAAGGCCGTGCCGGCCGCCCGTTCCGGTGCATTGTCGGTGTCGAAGCCGAACGTCGTCGGGTTCGGATCAGGTCCAGCGTTGAGGTATAGCCCCAAGTCGCCCGGCCCGTGGTGAAGTTGGTTGTCGAGCGTGTGGCCCGTTCCGAAGGCGCCGATCGGCCCCTCGCCCACGATCCCCACGGCGGCGTAGAAGTCCGACTCTTCCCGGCCCATGGCGATCTTGCAGTTCACTGGCATGGCCGAATCCGTGTAAATCTCCGGCACCACCTGGTCGTAGATGGACTCAGACACCAACGACGCGCTGGTAATGGTGGACCGCCGGAAGCCCCATGTTCCCGTCGAGTTGTCCTTGATGCGAACACTCTGCGGCTTGGCGAGGATGCCTCCGAAGTAGTTGTCCATGCCATGAGCCCGGCAGCCGCTCGGCGTATCGAAGCCCTTGTCGCAGGACGTGTCCGGGCCGCTGTACGGGCAGCTTACGCCGTCCTTAAACTGCTTCCAGCAAGTGCGGGAGATCTTCCGGGTAGGGTACGGCAGGTTGAGTTCGTAGAGACCGTCTGCGGCAATGAGATGAAACTCCGGCCCCTGGTCGCAGGACCAGTTGACCACATGCCCCTGCCACAGATCAAGCTTGATCCCAGTGCCGACGTGGTAGAGCGAGAACTGAACCGCCGCCCGGTACAGATCCACGTCGTTGGCCAGATCGCGCATGACCCGGTCGGCGTTGCCGAAGGTGAACTGGGCCTCATCGGACTCCCCGCCGAGAGACTGGGAGATCCCCTCAAACTCGACGAGCCGCGCCTGGTAGAGCTGGCCGCCGATGGTGCAGCGCCGGTCGGAGAGGTAGATCGCCGGGTAGCTTGGCTGGAGCGGTTGAATCTTTACGAGTGGGATAATCTCCTGCACCTGGGACAGCAGCGCGGTCTGGAGTGCGGCGGGCGGGAAACGGTTGACGGTCTGACTGAGCGGATAGGACGGGTTCCCGGCGGGGATTTCGACCAGCGTCACGCCGATTGAGCAGGCCCAATCCGCTACCATCTCCCAGGAGAGAGGTTCGTTGGCGAAGCGGCATGTTACCGGCGTTGTTCCTACGCCGTTGTCATTCGGCGCGTTGAAGGTGAACGCGCCGTAAGGCCCGTACTTCGTCTCCCAGAAGTTGCGAAGCGCTATGCGATCGGCGTCGCGGAGCCACTGCTTGCGGACGGTGAAGCGGCGGGCGCCGGTGCCGAGCAAAAGCCTTTGCTCGATCTTGGCATTTCCGCTGCCGAACGGATGCACTACGACCTCATGGTCACGGCGCACCTCCAGCGGGTAGTCCGGCACGAGCGGGAACGTTCCAGATGGCGTAATCTCCGGGACTGGGATGTTGCCGATATAGTCAGGCAAGTTGGTTTATCTCCGGCATGCAGACGGCGCGGCGGCTGGACCGCACCCGGGCTTGACGTAGTGCACAGTTGTGCATACTATTGGAAGGTGGCCTACCAATGGGATGCCGCGAAAGCCCGGCGCAATCTCCAGAAGCACGGGGTCGATTTTGCGGACGCGGCAGGCGTGTTCGAGGACGAGCGTGCCCTGACCATCGAGGACCCGCGCGCTGAACAGGAGCGACGATGGATCACCATCGGGATGGACTGGCTTGGCCGGGTGCTGGTGGTCGTGTACACGTGGCACGGCAATACGATCCGGCTGATTTCGGCGCGACCCGCCACAGCGCGGGAGCGCGAGCAATATGAGGAAGGAAGATGAAAAGAGAATACGATTTCTCCAAGGCCCGGCGCGGGCCGGTGGTTCGCGTGGCGAAGGGCAAGACACGCATTACCATTCGCTTGGATAACGACGTCTTGGCGTGGTTTCGCGAGCAGGTGCATCGCGCCGGGGGCGGCAGCTATCAAGCCCTGATCAACGAAGCCTTGCGGCGGCATATCGAGCAAGCGGGGCAGCCGCTGGAAGCCACGCTGCGACGGGTGATCCGTGAGGAACTCCGGCGCACAAGCTGACGACGGATGGCTGCTCGGATCAGGCAAGCTCGATCAACTCGAAGCTCAGCTCCGTGTGCGCAAGCGAAGTAGCCTGTTCCCACGGACCGTTGAACCGCACCGTGTACCGCCCCTGCGTGGCCTGGCCAGTTGGGTCATAGCTGAACTTTGGGACGGTCTCCCAGGGATCGTAGAAGTAAAACGGCTCAGCCGGACCCTTGCGGGCGTCGTAGAAGCCGCGCAGGGCGGCCAGTTGCAATGGAGTGAGCCGCTTCGCCAGCCGCCAGCGCTTGCGGCTGTTGGCCGCCTGAACCGAACGCTGCGATTCGCCGTTGCGATACTCGTTGTCCAAGACCGGGTACTCGCGCTCGTGGGTGAAAGCGTGCGAGAGGCTGGCCGGGAGTACGGTGAGGGGCGCTGCGTTCTGTACCGATCCGGGCATCAGGCCGTCACCAGGTCGATGAGTCTTTGGTCTGGGCGCGCGCCGAGCTTGCTTGCCACGAACCGCGCATAGTTGGCAGGATGATTGCCATCGCCAGATGGTGCGTAAACGCGAAACATCTCCTCAACCGTCGGCGGCTTGCCCTGCGTGTAGCGGCCATCCAGATACTGACCAATGAGCACCCGCAGCACCCGCCAGCCCTCCTCCAGCGCCCGCCGGCTCAGCTCCTCGCGGCTCACGCCGGGGAACCGCTCCGACGCCCAGGCGACGAAGTCGACATATCCATTCGATGTCGGGTACGGCAGCCCGCGGCTGTCCCGCCATTGGCGGAGGTTGCCGGGGTTCGCGTTGATCTGGGCCAGCGTCGGATAGCGGATCTTGCGCGCCCGGGCCTGTGGCTCGCTCACAAAGAACCCCTCCATCTCGGCGATCGCCCGCGCAAGGCGGTCAATCAGTTCCGCTCGCGTCATCCTGCCGCAGCCTCCAGCGCTCCACCCACTGCTGCCACTCCCGGCGCTGGATGTAGCGCTCATCGAGCAGCTCCAGGAGTTCGAACTTCAGCCGGGCGATGGCCTCGCCCACGCTCTGCCGCACAAAGACCCCCACAACGGTAGACGCGATCACGGCCACGGCACACAGCGCCGTTACTGCCTGCCATTCCATGCCTGCCTCCTTATCCCACCACCAGCCCTGGACTCATTTGCAGGGCCGCCGACTGCCGTCGGCCGACGTTCTGCTTCATCGCATTCATCGCCGCCGATTGCACCGCCCGAGGGTTGCTCACCACCACGCGCACGGTCTCCTGCTCGAAGAATTCTTTGGCCCCCGGCACGGTGATATTGATGACCGTCGTACCACCGGACGGAGTTCCCGCTCCGATCCGGTCAATCGACAGCCCGCCGGAGCCCTGCGAGAACAGTGCGCCGCCGGACTGAACCATCGATACCGGGCGCATGATAGGCGGCAGTCCTGCCGTGCTCTGGCCGGTGCTCATGGCGTAGAGCTCGACCAGTTCCCGCACCGGCTGGCTGCGGATGGCCATGTCGAGGTTGCCGCCGAAGCCCTGCTTGGCGATCTCAACGATCTGGCGCAGGATGTTCTTCCCGCGGATCTCGACGCCGTAGGTGGCCTTGATCTTCTCCCGCACCTTCTGCTCCGCGCTCTTGCGGAACATGCCGAGGATTCCGGCGAACGCACCGATACCCGCCGCCGCAATCCATCCCACTGGTCCGGCAGCAACCAGCGCCGGGAAGAAGCTAGCCAGCGCGCCGAACCCCACTAGGCCGCTGATCGCGCCCAGCGTCGGCGCCAGCCCGCGCCCCACTCCACCGCCTTGCCCGAGCCGGAATGCACCCATCAGCCCCAAGCCCGCGCCAAGCAGTCCAAGTTGCGGCGCCATCGCCGCCAGGCCCGCCCGAGTCACGCCCAGGCCAGCTCCGAGCCCCGTCAAACCACCCAAGCCTCCGGCGGGAGTACTCGCTGCCGACCCGGTGCCACCGCCAATGGCGCCAAACACAGGCGCCGCACCGGCGCCGAGTATGCCGCCTGCGGCCCCGGCCAGGGATACCCGCTGCCCCGTGAATAAATAGGTCAGCATCGCTGCGATGCGCGAGGTCACGACCTCTTTGATAGCGGTCAGCAGCGCCGTCTTGAGCGAGTCCGCCAGCGCCGACCAGATCGACCGGCCCTTCGTCAGCAAGGCATCAAACACCCCCTCGGCCTGCCGCCGGAAGCTGTCGAAGATCCGCTGGTTCTCATCCCGGATGATCTGGGTTTGCCGAATGGCTGCCGATTGCCGCGCCGCATCCAGTGCCGCCTGCGTGTCGGCGTCGAGCCGCTGCCCGCGCTCGGCGTACTGTTGGAGAATGGCGTCCCGGCGCGCGGCGATTTGCTCCTCCGCCATGCCCCGCGCCCGGGCGATCGTCTCCATCGTGTCGAGCTCGATTTCGGACTCGCGCTTGAGTTGATCGGCAAGCAGTCGAAAGCGGGTCATTAAGTAGCGCTCTTCGATGGCAAGCTTTTGGGCAACCCCATCGAGCTGCTGCTGGACGGTCGCGGTCTCCATCCGATCCAGATGGCGCAGCTCGTAATCCCGGACATGCTCAGCTGCCTGCTCCTCGTAGGTGAGTCTTGCCTCAAGTGCCTGCCGTTGAATCTCCAGCGTTTCCGTCTCGAACTGGCGCTCCTCGGCAACCTGCTGCTGGCGCCAGTTCAGAAATTTCTCTTTTGCACCCTCAGCATCTCTTTCCACCTCCGCCAGAGGCTTGCCGCTCTCTAGCTTGATTCGCTGGAGCTCATTGGACACAAGCGTCACAGTGGCCCGATTGATATCCCAGATGGCGGCAGCCGTCAGACCGTAGACGTTCAGTAATTTCTGTCTCTCGGCATAGATCCGTCCCATGTTGCCAAGTTCGGCGGTTTGGGCCGACAAAAGATATTCGCGGGCCTGCTTTTCGGCCTCCCGTTGCTTCTCCCTCTCCTTTTCGAGCTCTTCCAGTTCTTCAAAGTTGATGCCAGGCCCGCGCACCTTAAAGCCGGTCTCGACCTCCAGGTCCAATGGTTCCATGGACCGGCCGCCGATCGCCTGCCGAATCTCAGCCTCGCTCAGGCCGGCGGCTGTCATCTGCTCCAGCGTCTTGCCTGACTTGAGCCCAGAGAAGACCTCAGCCTGCCGGTTGAGCCGCTCCAGTGATTCCCGGAATTCATCGGCGCGTTTCCTCTCGCGCCAGAGCACCCCACCGAACGCAGCCAGACCAGCGCCAGCCAATGCCCAAGGGCTCAGCAGTCCCATGGCTGCCGCAAGCCCTTTTATCGCCGCGGCGACTTTGGAAATCGCAGTCACCAGCGAATAAAGACCGATTGCGATTCCGATTTCCGCGAGCGCATTTGCGAGGTCCTTGACATAGGTGATCGCTTGCCGCAGACCACCGCCTCTTACCCAACGGACCATCTTGTCGGTGAATTCAACCAGCCGCGGCGTGAGTTCATTGGCCAGGGCGAACTTCAGGCCTTGAATCGCCGATTGCAATCGCCTGAGGTTGTCGGTGAACTGCCCGGCGGCGCGGAGCGCATCTTCGCCAACCACCAGGCCAAAGTCATGCGCCTCCTGCCGCAGGCGGCGGATCTCCGACCCGCCCTGATTCAAAAACGGAATCATCTCCCGGCCCGAGCGGCCGAGCAGGGTCATGGAGAGCGCCACCTGAGTCGCATCCTCCGGCATCTGGCGGAAGCGGTCGGCCAGATCCTCCAGAACATCTCCGGCGTTGCGGAGTTGCCCGCGCTGGTCGCGGAAGGACACGCCGAGCGCCTCAAAGGCGCGTCTCTGCTCCCCGGCTCCCTTGGCGGCCTCCATCATGTTGCGCGAGAGACTTCCGACGGAGGTAGCGAGCTGCTCCGCGCTTATGCCCGACAGTTCGGCAACCTGCTTGAGCTCAGAATAGGCCGCTACGGTCAGCCCAACTTTCTGCGCGGCCTTGCCCATGGCGTCCTGCTGCTCAAGAGCGCCAATCGTCAGGGATTGAATGGCGCGCGCAGCGGACATGAGCGCGCTATAGATGGCCAGGCCGGCGACGACGGCCTTCGTCATGCTGGCGGTCATGCCGTCGATGCCTTGCGATGCGCCCCGGGCGCTCTTGACGGCCGCGGCTTCCATGCTGGAGAGATTCGCGTTGACGCCCTTGAGGGACGCATTAGCCCGGTTCGCATCGACTTCGACGACGAGTTCGAGCTTGTTGTCAGGCACGGCTCGCAGGGCTCCCTCTCCGCAGTTCGTGCCGTGATAGCAGCCTGTGGATAAAGTCACAAAAAACAT